CATTCCGACAGCCAATCTGACCAATTCATCGTCTGATGACACAATAACATGTCCATAATTACTTTGAATTTTATTAGCTATAGTTGATTTTCCAGAATAAGAAATTCCAGATAAAATAATTAACTCTTTATCAAAAATTTCTAGTTCATTCAATGGTTGATTTAAAAACTCTTGAGTTTCAGGAGATTCAACAAAATCCATAAAATCATGAACGGAACTTGTTTTTCTTTCATCAAAATGAATCCTTCCTGCATAATCACAAATTCTTACGTTAACCCAATCTCTAATAAACCTGTTATAAACTTCTTTATTTGGTGAATAAAATCTTTTTATAAAATTTCTATAAAATGATGGATCAAAACCATTTAAATTGATTTGATGCCAATTGATAAGTTGTAATGTTTTAATAATTTCTTTTTCTGTGAACTCCAAATCGTTAAAATGTTTTTTAATAAAATCCAAGAAAACAAACATTGAAACATTTTCATGGCCATAAAATGAAACCTTTTTAGTTTCAATTTCTGACTGGCGGGTAAATGGTTTTCCCGTGTCATGAAATAATGCGGCCATAAGACCTGAACGAGATAAATTTTCACATTTTAAAGCTTCTGAAAACACCATCATCGTATGTGTGTAAACATCATTTTCTAAATGATAGGGATTCTGATTTAAAGCATCATAATCATGATTACATGATTTAAGCATTGGAATCAAATTACCTGTTTGTTTAAATTTTACCAATGCTAATTCTGCAAATTTATCTCTCATCGAATCCACCAATTATAGAAATTTTTTTAAATTCAAAACTTACATGAAAATTAATAGTTTCAAACTCAAGAATGTGATTATAATAGTTATCATTTTTCAAATCAACATAAACTTGAATTTTTAAAGGAGGTTTGAAATGATTGTCCTTTAAATCGTAAACGATAGCATAATATGGTATTCCTTTATTTTCCAATTCAGAAGCAATAAAATCAAGAATCTTTTCCTGATCTCTAGTTTTAATGACTTCTTTCTGAACGTCTAGGAAAATTTTTTCAATTCTTACATCCATAACATCTCCTAAAAAGGAATTGGTGGGCCAAGTAGGACTCGAACCTACGACCGTCCGGTTCACCTTCCATAAATTTCTCTATGGGGTAGGACTATATCATCACCATATCTATATTAGACTTAGGTGTGGGGCGCTCTAGCCTGTTATTAAGAGGACTAAACCTCTCAGGTAGTCTCTGCACCTTCCTCCGGTGTACCGGAGGCTTGGCTCAGGATTGGCATGATATACCGTATGCTTTCGCCCATTTTTTAACGGTTGCTCCAGATACATTATATTTCTTGCCGATGCGTGTCATCGGCATACATTGAATGTCTTTTGCAAGCTGCGTCTCGGATGGGCGGATAACTTTTCTGCGACCATATGCTCGACAAGCTTCTGAACAAAACATTTTTTGTTTGTATTGAAGCACAGATCCGCATATTTTACAAAATTTTACAGCTATTTTAGCTTTCCCTGAATTCACCCCATTCCCACTGAATCTTTCGATACCAGGGGCACCAGCAGAGATCCACGCATGAAGTTTAGTGTGCATACCCCGTTCAAGGACTAATAAGTTTGCAATTCTATTGTCACTCTTGTCCCCGTTCAGGTGATGGACAACTTCTGAGCTTTTAATAATTCTTCCTAGACTTTTTTCTGCAACTGCAATATGTTCATAAACATACCCGTTCCAGTTTTTTGAAGTCATTGCTTTTGAATGATCAGGAAGAAATATTACTCTGTATCCATTTAGCATTCGTATTTTCATATGTTTCTCTCTTTTGATGAGCCGGAAGCTCTAACCAACTGAGCTATTGGCCCGAATGGTGCCGCTAGTCGGAATCGAACCGACAAGCCTGAGAAAGGCGCAAGATTTTAAGTCTTGTGTGTTTACCAATTTCACCATAGCGGCATTGGTGCGCCTTACAGGACTCGAACCTGTAACCTACGGCTTAGAAGGCCGTTGCACTATCCATTGTGCTAAAGGCGCGTTCATCCGAACATTTCTAATCTATATCAAAGTTTGATTTTTGTCAAGAAAAAAGGGGCCAGAAGGCCCCTTTTTTATAAAATTTTAAAAGGGAATGTCGTCAAACAGGTCATCATCTGATGGTTTGGGAGAAGCCTGTGACCGTTTTGGTGCCGTTGGTTGTTCATTTTCTTGTGGTTTAGAATTAGAAAAATGCTCTTCTTCTTTTTCTTCTTCACGTTGTGTATGAAGTGTGTTTCTATCTTCATTGGCATTGAGTTGGCCAATGCCTTCCCAACCTGCTTTACGTCTAAAAGAATTCAAGTATCTTTCCAGATCTTCATAACTCCGATAGGGAAAATCTAATACAACCTTATCTTCCAAAGCAATAAGTGATTGTTCAAACTCTTTAATTTCTTCGACAGAAAACTTTTTAGTCAAAGGCCAAGGTTCACCAATGAATTGACTGGAAAAGTAATTCGTTTGTCCTGAAGAAACCGATGCTTGAATCTTAAACACCCGACCTTCACAAGGATCATTATTTTCAGAATCATCTAAATAATCCCAAAAATAATTTTGCTCAATTTCCTCTTCAGGACATCCAAGGGCATATTTTTCCAAAATATCATACAATTGTTGCCCAAAAGATAAAACAATCACTTTTCTTTCAAGAGAAGGTTTATTTTTACATTCAAGAACAAGAAAATTTGCATAATAAGATTTGCGGCGATAAGTGCCATTTGCTTTTACCCATTCAACCCCTACTTTTTCTGAATCAACAATTGAACGGTTCCATTCACAAATTGGGCAATTTTTATGCTCATCTTTATTTGCCATCAAATCATTCACAGAAGTTGGACAGTGAACAAAAAATTTCGTCCCATTAACATTCATATAATGATGATAACGACGAACACACCAAGGGGTAGCTTCATAATCGTCAGGATGAAGTCTGGATGGAACATTCGGAAGGAATCGACCCTTCATCATTCCGGCCCCATCTTCTAATGGAACTCTTACAATAAAATCTTCCTTGTAAAAACTATTCTCGGTCATTGTTTGGGTGGCCTTGGCCTGTTGGCGTCTATTTCTTTTGGCTTGCAGCGCGGAATAACTCATATAAAAATTCTCCTTAACGGTATTTCTCTTTTAATGTTGACGGTATTAAATCCGATTATTTTTCAATCAAAAAGATGATCAATTTCTTCTTGACGTTTTTTGAATTGTGGATCTTTGAAGGAATACAATTCAGATTTCAGTTTATCCATTAAATTCTTATCAAGATAGCCCGACAGTGAATCTAATGGGATGTTATGTAAGCAAGCCCAATCATAGACCGCTTCGACTATAGTATAATCATCGGATCGCATTATGTCAAGTATTTCCTGACGAATTTGCCGATGATTGACCTTTTTTCTTGGATTGAATACGTTATCCGTGGCCATTCGCCGCCTCAATCATTCATCAGTAAGGAAAATCCTTTAACACAGCTAGGAAGATCTGGGACGTTAAACAATGAATTGAATTTATTTAAATTATAAATGAAAAAACATTCATCTTTAAGAATATAATCCATTACATCTCTTTTCATTCCAGAATAAAAACAAGAATAAAAATCTTCATAAGAAATGTTTTTTCTATTTTGATAAATAGGTGGCAATTCATTGTAAGAAAATTCACTAACTAAAAATAAATTTTTCTCATAACAAACTTTAAGAGAACTATTTATTAAAATCTTTTCATTATCGCTCGAAATAACAATCATGATAACCTACTTTAAGTTTTTTCTTGTTCCTACAAAAACTGAAATTTCTTTATCAAAATTTTTAATTAAAATAGGCATTTTGGAATAATCAAAAACTTTTCTTAATTTTTTAACAGGGGTGCCTTTAATGATATTACTGGTTCCAGTTGACAATAATGGTTTTCCGTTTTTATTTTCAAAAAAATTAACACCACGTTTATCATAACGAATTTTCAAATCATTGATTAAAAGGTATCCTGATTCTGGAAAATCTTCAGTTGTTTGTACATAAATACGCTTAACATCACCAACAATAGATTGAGTTGTCATTGTAGAAGCTTTTTTTCTATTCTCAGTGATTTCTTTAATTTTATTGGTGTTTTTAATCCCACAATATACTTTTAGCTCATGGGTAGGCAAATGATCATAAAACAAATCAACATCTAAGGGGATTTCAAATGTTTTTTGAAGAATGTAATTATAAAATAAATGTCCAAAAAATCCCCATGTTTCTTCGGAATAATCGGGGTGTACGTCTTTCATAATAAGAATAATGGCATCACCTTCATTCATATATTGGAAAACATTCATCATTTCTTTTGATTTAATAAAACTTTCTGAAGGCTGATTTAAAATAATAGTTTTAGAATTTAATTCATTATTTTTAACCGATTCTTCAGAAACAACATCAAAATAAATTTTATCCCCAATATGAGGTTCAATATCTTCTGAATAGCCATTAGAAAATAAGACAGAGTTTTGGACCATTCCATGAAATCCAGTGGCCTTTTCCCAATACTCCGGCTTAATTTTTAAAATACTCATTTTTTGCTCCTAATGTGTCACACAACTATGATCTATAATCTATTTATTAAAAAGACCAGCAACAGTAATAGGGGCAATCTATAGCCAAAAAGAAAATCTGTCAAGAGAAAAGGGGTCGAAATCGACCCCTTTTGTAAAAAAAAGTTATAAAAGTTAGATGGGAATGTTGGGGTTGCTTGGATAATTCGCAAGACCTGAAGCACCCCAAGACCCCTCAACGGTAGTTTCGGAAAATTCAAGGATGACGTTGAACGTCAGCAATTCGTTTTCAGACTCGTAACTAATGTCAATGGGCTGAATTTCGGTGACAAACGCATCAATCAGTTCAATTTTAGAAACAACAGTAGTCCTATCGGCAGCTAGTGGCTTGATCGTCACGGTTTTCCAATACTGCTGTGCATCCCGTTTACCTACGTTTGTGACCTGATGGCGTGGAAGGTTATACCAATCCAAGAACGCTTTATAGGTTTCAATGGTAGATTGTGCGGAATTAGCATAGAACGTGGCGGACCAGTTGGGATACCGAGGATCACCAGCAAGTTTCAATTGGCGACCCTGAAAGAATGCAGAGGCAACACCCATAGTCATACCGGGCAACTGAGCCGCAAGACAAAACATGGTTACGTCTTCTGACATTCCAGAAATGGTCACTTCATAGCTGTTTTTTGAAATAATACCATAGGGGTTGACTCTACCCTTATAGGAAGTTAAATCAATAGGCATTAAATCCCCCTTATACTTTCAACAATTCTTGGAAAGAAGTGCCAAGATTTGTTGCAATGAAATTAAGACGCAAGAACTCAACAACATAATTGGGTTTGATATAAATATCACAAACCAATTCATTTCTCATGATGACAGTTGGGGGGTTATTGCTTTCGTCACAAATAATCAGATAATCTTGAATACCACGACGACCCCGAACTTCTCTCAAGAACGGTTCAATCATATTCAC